ACAAACATTTTCTTGCTCGTATTGCAAGTCTTTTGGCATTATTGAGTTATAATGGGGTATCTTTTAAATTCATTACATGGATTAAAGTTCCGCTACTAGCTACGCTCAAGAGTTGCAGCGCGCAACGCAACGCAACGCAACTATGAACAATTCCCACGGCAAACCCGAACTGGTGAGATGCCTCGCGGAGCACAAGTGGGAGCGCGGCGAAGCCCGAGCAAGAGAAACCGCCGCGCCAGTGACTTTCGTCGAATCTCACGGGGGGTACGACCATTACATTATTAACAACAACTCCAACTTGACACGGGAAACAAAGCGCCACGTAGCCCCAGAGGAGACTGGTGCTCGGGCGCAGGCACGCGATGTCCCCCAACCGGCGCGAAACCGACTGTTCAGTTTCGGCAGCGAGGGAAGCCCCAATGGGGGAGAGACTGGGCGGAAAGGCGGTCAGTAAGAGGCTATTTCCAGGCCTATCTCGCGCGGCACGTGCTCTTCGAGGACGTTCGCCGTCCACAGTGCCCGCCCCAGCAGTGTCATAGTTCTATGGCGCCGTTGGTGCGTGATCTCCTCTGCGATGCGGTCTAGGTCCGCAATGAGGCCTTCGTCGTCGACACCTTCTCGCGCGTGATAGTTCCACAGCACGAGGTGTTTCACGACGACGGGTCTGCCGATGAACCTCATAATGCATTTAACCCCTGTCAAGTATTTCTGGTAGCGCTGCACCTGCAGAGGTACGCGGTCTGCCGCCACCGCGTTGGTCTCGAGTCCGCGGTAGATCATGGCAACCATACCGCATGTGAACTTCCAGTCCTGCCAGTGCTCCCCGCTGAGACGGGCCATTTCTTTCTGGTCCTAGAGTGTTATAATATTCCATTAAACCATAGTAATCTCATTACTTAAAGCAGGTCATCACAAAAATTGTTTTTACTCTTAACCTTAGAGAGCATCGCCCCGGTTTGACAGAGAGAATAATTTACACACTACACTACACCATGCCTGTTATCAACATCAAGAACTTTGACATCGTCAACATGACGATGAAGGACCTGGCGACGCGGTCCACGGGTTTCAAATCCATCCCGGTGCGGTATGCGGGTAACATTCTGCGCGTGCAGACTCCGAAGATGGAGCAGATATTCGACATCAGTGACCCTCCGGCGTCGGACTCGGCGACTACGAACTACGGACTGAATCTGTCGTTCCGCGGCGAGGACAGCGACACTAAGATTGAAGAGTTTCGCAACGCGATGGTCTCCGTGGACGAGTTCAATATGGACTACGCCACGAAAAATTCCAAGGAGCTGTTCGGCAAGGCCTACAGCAAGGAGCTCGTGGAGGAGTTTCACAAGCCGATTGTGAAGTTTTCGCAGAAGCTCATGAAGGAGGGCACCCCGTACCCCCCCACGATGAAGGTCAAGCTCCGGTTCCGGTCCAACAGGCCCGAGTTCGAGGTCTACGACCAGGACAAGAAGCAGCTGCCGGCCCTCAACGTTGAGACCGGGGAAGCCGACTTGGAGATGTACCAGCCTCGGACGAAGATGATCAACCTCCTCGAGTACGGAGGAATGTGGGTTGTCGGCAAGAGCTTCGGGGCTACCTGGAGGGTCGTGCAGTCCCGGGTTTACAACGACGGCGTCTTCAAGGGCTGCGCGATTGTGGACAGCGACGACGACTCTGACGATGACGGCGAACCGGCGAGCTCCGTCCTCAGCGACGACTCCGACTTCTGAGGCGGCCGGAAAGCTAGCCTCATTTAGAAAATAAAAACATAGAAACATTAGAAAATAACAAATCACACAAACACATTCTCTCTGCGCGCCCACTCAGTCTCCGTTCAGTTTGGGTTGCGTGACTACCCTACAAAAATGGCATACTCCATGTGCCCGACCTACGTGCTTCTACCCGCCGCAAAGTATTCGCGTGGCAACCCCAGCCCCTTGCCAGTCGACATTGTTCGGCTGGTGAACACGTTCGTCACGAGCCCGTACCAATACATCAAATTTCAAGCGCAGATGATCAACAACGAGGTGCTACTGAGCACCACCGACACCGCGCGGTGGGCTGAGGAGACCCTCGAAGATCGCTGGGACCACAAGTGGGCGGAAGTGCACGATGAGCCCGAACTGCGCACCTTGGTGGAGTTGGGGGAGAAGGTGGCGCGGGCCTGGTTTTCCCCCGGCACCCCCGAAGCGCTTCTCAAAATACGGAATCAGCATGCGATCCGGGAGTACGCCGACATGACGCCTGGACCGCCGTGGGCGCGGGGGCAGCTGCACCACGTCGGGCTGAGCCGGCGAGAGCTGTACCTCGACAACGTGCGCGGCGGGTTGAGCTATAGGAAACGGCTGTGCGAAAGTGGTCTAGGACCGAGGGTGGACGTTCTGGACGAACTGATGATGTGGTGCAAGGCGAATGGTTACACCGACGAGGAGATTCTACGCGCTGGGGAAATTATATTTGACACTGTTAATTAAATGCTTACCCACAACCAGAGACTTGCACTGTTCAGTTTAGTGTGCATCCCAATGCGCCTGGCGCTGGCTCTGTTGGCCAAGCAGGGCAGTCCCGAGGTGCTGCGGTGCCTTGGCTACCTGGCACTGTGCTCCGGTCTGGGGTTCGTGTACCGGTTCTACGCCGGCGGCTACGATGTCGGTGCGTTCGGTGGGCGGGCGTGGTGGGCTAAGTTTAGACTCGTCCACGGCTTTCTGCACCTGGCGTTCGGATTGTCGGCTTTGAACGGCAGTGACCGAGCTTGGGTGTTCGCGATGGCGGACGTTGTGTTCGCTGTACTTGTGAGAATGCGGTGAACTGCCTCGAAATGCATTTTCTGACCCACCTTAGCGAAGGCGGAGGGCTGCTAGTAGGCGAAATCTGATACACACTACCAAACACTTACCCAATGGAGTACGTCTCCACTGCGAGAGAAAGGAAAGCGGAGATTAAGAAACTGAAAAAAAGGGCGGCAGAGCGGAAGCGTTTCGAAAGGCGTTCTTCTCTGGAAGAAGCTGCGGAAGCGCTGCTTCGCGAAGTCGAGAGAAAGGAGGCGGCTGCGACCCTGGCGGCCGAAGCTGCAAGGGGCGAGGCCAAGCGACGGGAGGCGGCCGCCTACGGGATAGTCTACCGGGAGGACCTTGTCGGCAAGATCAAAGCGGAATGGGAGAAGTTTGTCTCCGAGTTCTCCGGCGACTGTTCCGTTATCCACCTTGCGCTGGAACTGTACAGGTCCGATTGCCGGTGCACGTGCACCCCCGATGGAAGATGCGGCACGTGGAGGAAAAGGAACGAGCTCCTTCGCGCACAAAGCATCGCCTGCCGCGCTCCGTCTATCCACGCGCCCTTCGCCTTCCTCTAAAACAATTAAAAAAAATCACTGACCAGCCAAGCGGAAGGATTTACTTCTGCATTTTTATTCTACTTTAGCGTCGGTGTAGACACGAATATTAAGCCATTCACAAACAGTAATATTTATATAATAACAGAACGCAAGAATACAATGGTCAACCTATTCTACAGCCTCCCTGTTGAACTGCGGAGGAAAATAGAAATTATGCGACCTATGGCCCCTGTGGCGGAAATAATTGTACCGACGCGAGGACAGATCCAGCGGTATCCCCCTATTATGGGCAAGTGGTGGTTTCGCAAACTGCGAGAAGTCCTCGCCAAGGAGAATAATGCTATCATCGTCGCCAAGGACTGGAACGCGACGATGGCCGGGGCGAAGGCGTACCGCACGCCGCTCGATTGGCACAGCTTTCTGATATGGGAAAAGAGAGTGCCCCCCCGCGAGAAGATTTTCTACGAGTACATTAGGAAAGATCAACCGACGAAGCTCTTCTTCGACCTAGAGTCCAGGCAGGACGCGCCCCCCTTTACCAACGCCGAGTTCCATCAGCTGAAGCACAAGATCATCAACATCGTCTCCAGGGGGGCTACGGAGATGCACGGAATTGAGGGAATCACTCAAGCCGATTTTGCCCTCCTGGGCTCGTGCACTCCCACCAAAACCAGCTACCACCTCATTCTCAAGAGCAAGATGCGCTTCGCCGACGTGCGGGCCCTCATGGAGTTCACGTGTCGCTACTTCCCAAAGGGGTTGAACACCGATCTGGACGACATTATCGACGCAGCCCCGTGGAGGGAGGGGTGCTGGCGCATGCCCAACAGCTCCAAGGCTGGCCAGGACCGCCCGATGACCATCATGATGGGCGAACACGGAGACACGCCGACGATGGAGGACTGCCTGGTGACGTGCTTCACCGGGTTCACTGGCGAGACCGTCGAGAAGCGCCGGACGTAGATCACAGCTTAAAAGCACTGGGCGGCTAGAAACTCTTATATGGGCGTGATCCTAGTTCCAAAGTGGGAGTTTTTACATTTCGCAGGACCCCAGGCCGCCGCCACCAAGTGAGTAGAAATAGAAATTATAACACCACCAAACACACTGTCATGACTACATGTAAATGCCATTTATGCAACCTTATCAGGGGAAATTTTATCGAGGGCTGGTTCACACCCGTGCTCGAGGCCGCTGCTCACGGCCACCATGAGGTCGTGCGCGTGCTGGCCGACAAGGGCGCGAACCTCGACCTCACTGGCAAGAACAGGTTCACCGCCGCGTACGTGGCCGCGTGCCAGGGCCACCACGAGGTCTTGCGTGTGCTGGCCGACAAGGGCGCGAACCTCGACCTCACTGACAAGAACAGGTGCACCCCCGTGTACATGGCCGTGCAGAAAGGCTACCACGAGGTCGTGCGCGTGCTGGCCGACAAGGGCGCTAACCTCGATCTCGAGGACCTATACGGGGCCACTCCTGTGTTGATCGCCGCGGAGGAGGGCCACCACGAGATCGTGCACCTGCTGGCCGACAAGGGGGCCAACCTCGATCTCTCGGACACGTACGGGGCCACTCCCGTTTACAGGGCGGCGCAGAACGGCCACCACGAGATCGTGCGTGTGCTGGCCGACAAGGGGGCCAACCTCAACCTGGCGGACAAGCACTACCGCACCCCACTATTCATGGCCGCGCAGGAGGGCCACCACGAGACCGTGGGCATGCTGGTCGACAAAGGGGCCGACCTCGTCCTCCGTGAGTCCGACCTCGTCCTCGTGGACAGGAACGCGTGTATCAATTTCTTAAATAAAGTTATCGCGACAAAAGAGATGTCCCGGCGGGCGGCTCAGTCGCTTGCAGACCAAAAGTTAGTAGGAGACGTGGGTCGCGTTATTGGGAGGTTCTTGTAGATCACCATTTACTTAGAACGGAGAGATTTTGAAGTTTATAACATAACATAACATACACAAAAAGCTGCACAAACAGGGAGGGTTAGGACACAGGGAAGTGCCTTACCAGACGACGACCACAACACTACACAACAACTTACAAGATGCCCGACCTTCCTCTCGAGCTGATCAACAATATTCTCATCACTCGCCCAGTGCACCCGCTTGCCGCGATTGTGAAGGAGAATGTCAAAAACTGGCTCGTGAATTATACCCAGGATGAGCTGTGCATCGCCGACACTGCCGAGGCTTGGATGGTTAAAATGCACAACCGGTGGCCCGAAAAGAAGCCTATGACCAAGAGTCATATATTTATCGAAGCTCTACTGAATTCGAAGGCTATCTTCCTGTATGAGTACTACGATGGACTGCACATTGTCTGCGATGTCGAAGATAGCGGTCGGTTCGAAGCCTGTCTGTGTACATCCAGCGACACCTGGTACCGGTTCTACAAGTTTTTCCGGAACTTTCACTCGTTGGAAAAGCTGTCAATCACCTCCCGTTTCTCGGGAGAGTGGGGAAGGTCGTACGAGTACTACCCCCAGGAAGACGGCTTTGAAGCTCTCCTAAGCGGTGTATCGCTCAAGACTCTGCGAGTGTGGTGGGGAGCGCAGGTCGCGCCGCATCTTCTTAGTGGCCTGCCCATTCTCGAGTACTACGATTCCTACGAGAGCCTGGATAGCGGACACCTGTGCTGCGTGGAAAACCTTGTCAAAAAGAACGGAAAGAACGAACACTGCACGGTTGGTGTGATCAAGATAGACGTGGGTGAAGATTTTTGCTTCAAGACACAGCTCATCAAGACGGTTCGAGAAGGTCATGGGATTTGGAATGAAACCGTCGACATTGACCAACTCGCGCACATTCAAGGGCAGTTTCCAGACAGCAAAATCGTCCTCATATAAAATTTATTATTTCCCGAATCTAGTGAAAGCACCCACCTAACTGCTCAAAGTTCGCCTGAGCTGCCCTGTAACCTTCACCCAGGCCAGGCATGTACAATATCTCCTCGCAAACTTGATCGAAACCCGACTCTCGGTGCTGCTGCTGCTTTGCTTTCCGGACAAATGTCCTCTTTAGTTTGAACAGTTTCTGCAGGAGTTTGTGCACGCGCCCCCTGAATTCGGTATTATTATACTCGGGTAGAGTTAAACACGTGTGGGTCGGGGGCTCTCCATACATTTCTACATGGGAATCGCTATACGACTGCGGGCGGTGTAGCGGTACTTTCTTCGCAAGAATCTCCGCTACTAAAATTTTGATATCAGCCACTGTCGCACAAG